CGTAGAGTACGGGATACCACCCCCACTTTGCAGCGAACTCATCGCCTCCTTCGTCGCCTTGAGCAAAGAGGACTGCAAATTGCTCAACAACGCGCGTTCGGTAGTCCAAAAAAAAAGCAGGGCACCAGCCACCAACGGGGCAGGCATATCCTTGAAGACCTCGGCGTCCTCCTTGGCGGTGTACTCCTCGATGGTGTACGTGTCTCCCCACTTGCGATCAAGGGGGCGGTACAGGATGCTCATGGCTTTGTGTGCCGTCTTCCAGAAGTCTGCCGTGTAGGTCTCCATATCAATCCACTCTCCGGCGCTGAAGTTCTCCCAGTCGGGGATGAAGCCGTAGGTGGTGCCGTTGAGCTCGAAGGTGGTGAGGTGCTTGGCTACCTCCTGCTTCTGCAATGTGTCAAGGTGTGCGTTGGCCTCCATGATGAGGGCCTGCGGCATACGGCGCAGTTCAGCAAAGGATAGACCCGTCACAGCCTGGACCCGCTTCACGGGGTCTTCTGTGGTCTCAAGCACCATGAGATGCCCAAGGGTGAGGTCTTCATAAGAGGCCGGGAGATGCAGCTTCATATAGTTACAAGTTTGAAAGGGGTGATTCCTCAGGTTATCCGAGGGCGTATTGTCCGAAGTTGGGGTTCGTCTGGTTCCACGTCACGGCGTAGCGTGAGGCGTCCACGAAGTGATTGAAGGCATCCACGGGCTCGTTGAGTTGTCGTCCGTTCTTGTCCTCCTTGTATTTGTAGTTCCTGAGCTCCTTGATGCCGTTGACGCTGCGCTCTGTGATGAGGAGAGGACGCGAGCGGAGGAAGTCAATCCCTGAGCGCACCGAGTCCCGACCCTTGCGAGCGGGGTGTATGTTGATGCCGTGGCCGTGTATCTCGTCAATGCTCTTGGGCTCGGCTGAGTCTGCCACTACCATTGTCTTTCCAATGTCGGCGTCCTTGAGCGTCTGAGAGATAGCCGCGTTGGTGAGCCCGGTGGCATAACAAACCTCGTCGAGACAGAACGCGTGGCCGTCGGTGTAGACCTTCACAATCGCGGTGGGGTCGTTGGTGTATCCGAAGTCAAGGCCGAGGCTCATAAGCTTCCACCCGTCCGGCACCTGTGGCACCTGCTTCCAATGTGTGAGGATGGTCGCACGCGACACCCCACGCTCCCCCAAGCCGTACACCCTCCAGTAATCGGGGTCTGCGTCTTTGAGTCTCTCTATCTCTGCCACGGTTGCCTCGGGCAGGAAGGGGTTGTCCTTGTATGTGGTTTGAAAAAACTCGTGATCGTCACGGGTAAGCACGTGGTCGTATATCCAGTGGAACTCGTCGGAGGGGTTGAAGTCGATGATGGCCCTGCCCGTTGTACGGAGCATGAGTTGCCTCCAATCTTCGAGGGTGAGCTCGTTGGCCTCGTTCACAAACAGGATGTCTCTCTTGCGTCCCCTGACCTTTTGCGGCTGGTCTACGCTGATGAACTCCACCATGTTCCCAAACAGGATGTATGTAGCCTCGCTCTTGTTGTGAAGCTCCACGTTGTAGATGTCCTCACGTTCGAGTATCTCGAAGAAGTCCCGCATGACCGAGGCACGTATGGCCGGGAACGTCTTCCGCGCGATGGTGATGACTGCTCCGGAGTTCTCGTTGCGGTGGCACAGCTCAATGAGAGCCGTTATAATGGAGTAGGTCTTGCCCGATCGCGTGCCGCCTTGGTGCACCTGAATCTTGGCGGGCGAGTTCTTGACGTGGTAGTATGTGGCCGGCTGCCTCAACTCACGGTTGACTCGTCACCTGTGAACCACGAGAGCGGCTTCTTCTCGGCCACCTCAATCTCTTGTCTCTCGACGTATCCCCTGCCCTTGCCTTTAGTCTTCATATAGAAGATAGTGGCTGCTGGGTTGCCTTGTGAAATGAGCTTGTGCAGGTGGTGCTCTGCGAAGTCCAGGACGACCTCAGGCAGGTTGTCGCACGCCTCTTTATAGGCTGGGTCTTCCTTCAGCCATCGGTAGTGTGTATTTCGTGAGATGCCACACGACTCACACGCCAGCTTCACGATGCCCAGCGCCTTGGTGAGGGACTCAACCATGTTTGCTTTTTTTGGTTCTAACGTGTCACCCCCTGTCACGGTATCATCTTCTCGCAGTGCTTGCATTGCTTTGGTTCTTGTGGTTGTTCTGCTGGCTCTTCTTCTGACGGTGCTTCGAAGGGGATGTCGAGCCCCCACTCTTGGAGCTCTGTGGCTTCCCACTCGTTGCCGAGGGTGTCCCAGTCCCATTCCCCTGCGCTCACGTTGTCCTTGATCATGGCACGCTTCTGCTTTGCCTCGTCCCAGTTGACGACGACACAGGGCACTTCCTTCCATCCAAGGGCGATGCAGGCACGCAGCCTTTGGTTGCCTGCGATGACCTCATAATTTTCGTTTACGATGAGGGGACGGGCGTGTACGAGTTCTGGGTCTTCAGCGATTGAGCGCATGAGCTGCTCCATCTTATTCTCCCGGATGGCTCGCGGGTTATTCGGACTCGTTCTGAGCTTGTTCGTCTCGATAAGCATCTGCGGCGTTGAGGACATTGCGAAGGGTTTCTCTAATGTGATAGTCTGAGACGGCAAGGTTGAGGAGTATCTCCCAGCTGTCGAGGTCTTTGTGGAAGACGCCAAAGTTAGCCACGTCTCCCCCGGTGTCCTTTCGTGTGAATACGAGGAAGTCGTCGCTCTCGTTGAGTATCCTCTTGACTTTGCGTAGGGTCATGCGTTCATGAATTTCTTGTAGTCCATGCGGAAGTTGCGGTCTATCTCGAGCAGCTCGTTCGCTCTCTTGACCGAGTAGCATGAGGTGGTGTGGTTTGCTCTGGCGAGCGCCTGCGCAATCTCTTGGTATCTGAACCCATGATCGCGAAGGTACTTGCTGACGATGTGCCGTGTGTCTGCGATGTGTCCGCGACGATTGCGGCTCACCAGTTGACCCCACTCAAGGCCAAGGGCTTTGACGCCACGCCGTGCGCGTTGCAAGACAAGGGTCTTGTCGTAGGAGTAGTCGTGCAACATCCCGACGTTGAGGTAAAAGCTGTCAGTCGTTTGCTGCATCTCTCCACGTTTTGGCACAGACAGCCATACGCTGCCGCTCGTTCTTGTATTCGTTTACCATGACCTCATCGCCCATGCAGCGGTTGAGGTACTCGGTCATCTTCTCGGTCTTTTCAGGCTTGGGAATCGGCATTCTTCACTAAGGTTTTGAGTTGATCCATCAGCTTGCGATTACAGGAGGGGCAGCTACTGGCCTTCTGACCTTTGCCCAGGTGCTTGGTGGCGAGGTCTGTCAGCTCTTCCATTGTACGCTTGCTGTTGTCTCGGTTTAGAAATTCGCGAATGCTCTCGATGTCTTCGTCTGTTACTGTGGCCTCCCACTTACCCAGCGGGCACGAGGACACCTTCAGCTTAGTCTTGGCGGGGAGGTAGCAGCCGCAGAGAGGGGAGTCGGTGAATGCTTCCGTAACCAAAGGGCCGCAGCTCTTCGTCTTGGCGACGTAGTGCTCACACTCCCGGCAGGTGTGGAGGCGTTCAGTTCTTTTGTGGGCGTCGACGAATAACATCGCGGAGCTTCTTTTTGGATTGTGAGATAGACTCGTAGAGCACGGACTTGTTGATACCTGACTGGCGACTGAGCTCGGCCATGCTCCACCCGTCAAGATATAACTCCAAGACGGTTCTGTCAAACCATGACAGGTGATTGGCCATGAGCAGCGCCTCTTCCTTGCGGATGGCTTCCTGCATATCATAGCTTGATATGTGTGTGTAGCTGGGCGCGTCGCTTATCTGATAGAGTTTTCGAAAGGTGCCTGTTGACAAGTTCCACATAGAGGTGTGGACGTACCCCGGAAGGTTGTCGAGAATGTTCTTGTTTTTTCTGAGAGCAAGGACACACCCGAGGTATGTATGGTGTAGGAGGTCGCACCAGTCCGGGTGCAGCCTACGAGCGACGTGTGAGAGGTCGTCGTAGTGATCCGTGAACCACTCGTCAAAGTCCTTTCGTGCTCTTGAGCTCATCGACTTTGCGCTTGTAGTGGTGGTATAGGGCTTCGAGTTCGTCGCGGGAAAACTTGCGCGTCTGCTTGGATGCTATGTG